CGTACCAATGCAGATAATACCCTCCAGGTAAACATTGATAAAGAGGCTCAAGCTCGGGAATCTGCAGACCAGGTTCTTCAGACTAATATTAATTCTGAAGCTGCAACTCGTACTGCTCAGGACCAAATCCTTGACCAGAAGATAACTGCCCTAAGTGAAAAGACTGATGGTGATAAGTCTGATGTACTTGCTGCAATTGAAGCAGAGAAGGAAGCTCGTATTGCTGCAGATGCTGACCTTAATTCCAAGAAGGTAGATAAAAGAGAAGGTTATTCTTTAACTAAGAATGACTTTACAGATCTCTTGCTTGCCAAATTGAATGGAATCGAGGAACATGCAAATTATATTACCTTGGTATCACAATTGGCAAATGATGCCGGTTATCAAACTGAAGCCGAAGTAGAGGCAGCAATTCAGAAAATCATTGGCTCTGCACCAGAAGTACTTGATACTCTGGAAGAGATTGCTAAAGCATTAGGAGATGACCCCAATTTTGCTTCAACTATCACCAAGAAGTTGGCAGCAATTACAGAAAAGGTAAACCAAGAGATTGAAGACCGGGAAGCTGCTGATGTAGCCCTCCAGGCAAATATAACTGATGAAGAAACCGCAAGAATTGAAGCAGATGCTGCTCTTAAGGAAGAACTTAAAGAGTATGTAGATAACTCGGCTGCTACTGGAAATACTGCTCTTCAAGTAGTTAAAGATAACCTGGCAAAAGAAATCCAAGACCGTAAAGATGCTGATGCTATCTTGCAGGCAAATATCGACAAAGAAACTGTTGATAGAAAGGAAGCAGATAAAACCCATACCGATAACATTGCTGCTCTTACTCAGAGAGTTTCGGATTTGGCTTTATCAATGCAGGATGCTATCAATACAGTTAAGAACGAATTGACTGCTCAGGTAAATGCTAATACCACGGCTATTGCTACTAACCAAGCAAATATCACAAAGAACTCTGAAGCAATCACTGCCATGAATAAAACCATTGCCGATAACTACAAAGAAGTTAAGGATATGGTTAATGAGGAAATTGTAGACCGTACTAAGGGCGATAGTAATCTGAGTTCTCGTATTGATACTACCAATATTGCTTTGGGTACAGAAACGGCAGAACGCAAGGCTGCAGACCAAATCCTTCAAGTAAATCTGGATAAAGAAGTCGGAGACCGTAAGTCTGCAGATACTGCACTTGAAACTAAGATTGAAAGTCAGATATCTAACTTAAGCCAACAGACTTCATCCGAGATTACTCGAGTAGAAGGTGAGGTTACTCAAGAAGTTAAGGACCGGGAAGCAGCAGATAAAACTTTAAGTGACCGAATTGATTCTTTGGAGACTGGTTCTACTGCAGGTTTAAATGAAGTCAAAGCAAAGGTAGAAGCTAATACCGTAGCAATTAATACTGAGAAAGACCGAGCAACCGCTAGAGAGAATGCTATACAGGCAAATTTGGATACTGCAATAGCAAATCATAAAGACGAAGTAAATGGTTTAACTAAGGATATTTCCGATGAAGCCAATACCCGTTTAGCAGGAGATACAGCTCTTCAGGTAAATATTGATAAAGAGGTTGCTGACCGTAAGAATGCCGATACCCTATTAGATAATAAGATTGCCCAGGAAATCTCAGACCGTACAACTGCTATCCAGGGTCTTGAATCTAAGAAGGTAGATAAAGTAGATGGTAAGGTACTTTCTTCAAACGACTTTACCGATGTTCTTCTGAATAAACTTAATGGAATCGAGGAACATGCTAATTACATAACTAAAGTTTCTGAACTTCTGAATGATTCAGGATTCCAAACCGAAGCCGAAGTAGAGGCAGCAATTCAGAAAATCATTGGCTCTGCTCCTGGTGTATTGGATACTCTGGAAGAGATTGCTAAAGCATTAGGAGATGACCCCAACTTCGCAACAACCATGACTCAGAAGTTAAATGAGTTAACTACGAAGATTGAGACAGAAACTGAAAAACGAGTTGAAGGTGATGCTGCTTTAGATGCCAAGCTTACTACTCTAAGTACTACTCTGACCAAGACAGTAGAAGACTTAAGAACCTATGTTACTGAAACTCGTACTGAATTGTTGGCAAGAGCAAATAACCAAGATGCTCTTATCACTCAGAATGCTGCAAACATTCAGAGAAATTTGGAATTGATTCAGGGTATTCAGAATAATATTTCTGGTTCTTATCTGGAAGTTAAGGCTTTACTTGAAACTGAGATTGCTGCTCGTAAGGCAGAAGACATTCGGTTGGAAGGTAAAATCGACCAGAATACTGCAGACCTGGGAACCGAAAGGGAAGAAAGAATGGCTGCAGATAAGGCTCTTCAAGATGCCCTGGATGCAGAAGAAGCTGCAAGAACTGCTGCTGATGCTGCACTGGGAGTTCGTATCGATACAGAAACGGCAGAACGCAAGGCTGCAGACCAAATCCTTCAAGTAAATCTGGATAAAGAAGAAGCTGCAAGAACCCAGGAAGATGCTCGTTTGAATGGCCGTATTGACAAGGAAGTTACAGACCGTACCAATGCAGATAATGCTCTTGGTACTCGTATTGATAATGAGGAAGATGCTAGAGAAGCTGCTGATACTACTTTGCAAGAAAATATCACTGCAGAAGAGACTGCCCGTAAAGCTGCTGATACTACTTTGCAGGATAACATAAATGATACCAATGCTCATACTATCAATACTCATCGTTTGGATTCTAATCCTGTACTTAATGGTACTGATATCAAACTTGATGGCTATAAGAAGAATACTGGTACTACTCCTACAGACTTGGATGTAAAAGCAACCGATACTGCTTCAGCTGCATTTGGTAAAGTACAGAAACGTATCGAAGTAGATAAGGCAGATGCTGATGATAAGATTACTAAGGTAAAAACTGCAGTGGGTCTTACAGAGGCCTTGGCATTGCCTTCTCTGGAAGATACTAATTACCTTTCAGAATCCTCAAACATTGTAGATGGCATGAAGGAATTGGATAAGCAAATTGCCGACGGTAGACATGATGAGGTTTGGGAAGTATTATATACTCAGTTTACCCAAATCTCTGGCTTTTCGGTAAGTCCTACAATTATTGAGAAAGGAGCTGATGCAGATATTACTATTCGTGGTAATAACCTATTCAACAGTAAACCGCTTGTTCCAGAAACTTTATCAGTTAAAAGAGGAACTACTGTTATAAACAGTACACCAATTGCTAGCTTAAATATTAAGGATACCCTTAATACTAAGGATGACCGTACTACTTATACTTTAAGTATTACAAGCAAGGGTGTAACTAAAACAGCAACTGCTAACGTAAATGCTTACTATCCTATGTACTTTGGACATTCTGCTAAGGCAGCATTAACCGGTGAAGATGTTTTGGGTCTTACCAAACAGGCAATAAAGAGTTCTCCTAACGGAACTTATAACATGACGGGAATTGCTGAAGGAGAATATGTATGGTTATGCGTACCTTCTAACTTCAGTATAACTAAGGTAACTTCTTCTGGATTTGGAGTTCCTATGGCTGCTGCAGCTACAGTAACTGTAGAAGGTAAAGGTTCATACAAATGCTACCGTACTGAAGGAGCTTTAAAAGCTGGTAATTTCAATTTTGTAATCGGATAAAAACTTATAACTATGGCAGAAATTCCTATATATGGTACTTTGGTAAATGCTACCACAGACCCTAAGATTGTAAATACTGACCAAGCTTGGGATAAAGAGCTTGGGAAGTATCAATCTGAAATCAATAAAGAAAGAGTTGAGGGCAATGATTCTCTGAAAACTCAGCTGGACACATTGAGCTCAAAAGTAGATAAAGAGATAACCGATAGAGGTTCAGCTGATACTGCACTGGGTGCAAAGATTGATAAAGAAATCCAAGACAGAACCACAGCTGATACTGCATTGAAAACTGAACTAACTGATAGTATTCAGGAAGTTCGGGATGACCTTGATACTTTTAAGGCAACCAAGGGTCAGGCAAATGGCTTAGCTTCTTTGGGTTCCGATGGTAAGGTACCTGCAGCTCAATTACCTTCTTATGTAGATGACGTAATTGATGTATATGCTACATACGAGGTATCACCTACCAATCAGATATCTAATATCAAGTTATATTCTGATGCTGCTCATGCTAATCCAGTTACTGGAGAAGCTGGTAAGTCTTACAATGATATAACTGAGGGACACCCGGGATATCAATTCCGTTGGTCAGGTACTACTTGGGTACCTATTACTTCTGGAGGTTTAATCATTGGTGAGATATCTGGTACTGCTTATGATGGAGCTAAAGGTAAAACTACTACTGATAAGTTACAAGCTCTTAAGGATTTTAATCCCGTACGATTGGTTAGTATTACTACAGAAGCTTCTAAAGGTACTTTAAATTATGAACCTGCAAACGGTACTGGTGTTAAAGGATTAGATATCCTTGCTGCTTCATCTACTAAGGCCGGTGTTATGACTGCTGCAGATAAGGTTAAACTTGACACCACATTACCTAATCAAATTGCTGCAGAAACGGCTGCAAGAGAAGCTGCTATCGCTGGTGTTCAAGGAGAGCTTGCTGATGATATAGCTCAAGAAGTAATAGACAGAGATGCTGCTATTGCTGCGGCTAAAACAGCCTTAACTGGATTAATCAACAAGGAAGTTTCTGATAGAACTGCAGGTGATACTCAATTAAGAGAAGACCTTGAAAGTGCAATAGAGTTAGTTGCAGAGGATTTAAGAGGTACCGATACTACTCTTCAAAATAATATCACTAAGGAAGTCAATGACCGAAAAGGTGAAATCACTAGAGTAGAGAAGTTAATCTCTGATGAAGCTGCAACAAGAGCTCAAGCAGATACTACTGTGAATGCTAAAGTAGATTCCCATATTGGTAATAAATCTAATCCTCATGGAGTAACTAAGGCTCAAGTAGGATTGGGTAATGTTAACAATACATCGGATGCAGATAAACCAGTATCTACTGCTCAAGCTACTGCTATTGCAGATGCTAAGGCTGCAGGTACAAATGCTCAAACCAATCTTACTACTCACATGCAGAATATGAGTAATCCTCATGGAGTAACAAGAGACCAATTGGGAATGGGTACTACTGCTGAGATTATCTTTAAGAAGGTATCTGCTCCTTCTGGTTTATGGAAAGAATCTGACGAAAGACTTAAGACTTTCATTAAACCTTTGGAACATACTCTTGATGAAATCTGCTCTATTCCAACGGATTCATTTATGATTCGAGGTAATCATGATATAGGTACAATTGCTCAGACAATCGAAAAACATTTCCCAGAATTAGTCTCTGAGAATACGGTTAAACCTGAAACAGTTCCTAATCCCGAAGCCTTTGAAAAGGTAGAAAAGGATGGAGAAACCTATATCTTGGTTAAAGAGGTAGATTATTCTAAGATGTCAGTATTGGCAATCGAAGGTATCAAACTTCTGAAAGCCGAGATTGATGAATTAAGAGAAAAACTTTTGTTCACAAACTTAGATTAATATGGGTGAGATAGCAACATGGAGTGCTGTCAAAACTAAAGTAGGCCTTGGTAAGGATTCAAATGAATGCCCTACCAAGGCTGAATTGTTGGCACTCTCTCCTACAGGAACGGGAGAAAATTACGTTGGCTTGGAAATATCCAATGCTAGTTCCTATGGAAACAATGAAACCGTACAGCTCAGCGATATTCATAAGGTAACTTATAAGTATACATTTACTGTAGATAGAACTACTTTAAGTTTTCCTGTTAGTGGAGGAGCTCCTTCTCCAAATCTAGGGTTTGGTTTAGTTTCTAGAAAACAGAAATATGGAGTAATATCTGGTAGTTATACTGAAGTAGGTTATACACAGACGGCTTATCCTGATTGGGTATCTTATAATCAAACTGTACCTCAATATGAAGCTAAAGAAAATACCGGATTAGTTGAAAGGTCAGCTAATATGACCTTTACTCAGAATGAATCGGGTAAACAGATAACAGTTCAATTTACTCAAGCTGCAGCAACTTCTACTTGGGCTTATACTTTTACTTTGACTAAGGCTAGCAGTAATTCTATTGGGGCTTTGGGAGGTAAAGTAACTTTTGAGATAGATTCTTACAAGCAAGAGATAAGGAATGGCCATAATTATGGTAGTCAAATTCCAGTTAGTTATAAACGAACCGATGACCCAGATTCTTCTGAGATTTTGGAGATGACTATCCCAGAAAATAAAACTGAATCTTCAAGAGGTTTTAATTATATCTGGACACAGGACGAATCTAATAAAAAACAGAACTATACTGTAACTCAAGCTGCTGGTGTAAAAACTTATGGTACACCAACAGTATATCTGGGAAACATTGCAGATATCCCTGCATCAGGAGGAACTGCAGCTACACCTACTTATACCTATTCTCAACTTTGGGGATGGAATGGTAAAACCAATGATGGTGGTACTATAAGTTCTGGAGCTTCAGTAGTATGGTCCGAAAATATCTCAGGTTCTAATCTTGGCACGACTGTAAAGGCAAGAACTAAATTGGGAAGCCGTACATTAACCGTTACTCTTAATGGTAAATCTGGTAGTGCCTCAATCGATATATACCAGGCAGAGAATAAAATTACTAATACAACTCAGGGTGCATGGGAAGTTTCTATTTCTGCAAACCCAAGTACATTTACCGAGCAAGGTGGTACATCACAAATCTCTGCAAGTGCAAGGGCAAGCAGAACTAACCATTGGACTTCAGGTGCAACCAGTGCAGCTTCTGATGCTACTGGTACTCCTACACTTAGTATACCTACTGCAGTAACCGGATTCAGTTTATCTGGTACTACTTTGACCGTTGCAGAAAACACAACTGCAAATCAAAGAAGCGTTGTAATAAGGGCAACTATGGATACTGTATATAAAGAAGTTACGGTAACTCAAAGTGCATATTTAGTAGAATGGAAGTATTATCTTACTACTTCTACTCCAACGTTAAACTTTGATGCCATAGGTGCAACCAAATCTGGAACCATTAGTAGTTACCGTGAGAAATACATTAATGGTTCTTTGGTAGAAGGTTCACATGAAGGAGTTAATATCCAGGTTAAATCTACATCGGCTGAGATACAAAGTGCTACTACTGCCGTGGCAATTACCATGAAGGAGAACACTACAACTCAAGCCAGAACAGGTACAGTAGTATATGAACAAGTAGGTTCAGGTAAAACCGTAACCATTACTTGTAATCAAGTTGCAGGTACCATATCTACTCGAGAGGTATTATCATTAGTATCACCATTTGCTTCTCCAGTAAATGCAGTTGGTGGTAGTGATGTTGCTACAGTAAAATCTGGTTATTATGACGTAGTAAATGGTAAAGATACAACTTGGCATAATTCTCCACCTTCAGTGAGTTCTAAGTCTAATTATGTAATTAGAGTAGATATAACTAAAGGTTCTGGAGATGTTTACGAGATAGAGGCACACTTATCTGAAAACACTACTACGACTTCTCGTACTGGTAATATAGGTTTAATTTACGGTAGCAAGAGTTTATCAATGAGTATATCTCAATCAGCTGCCAATGTGGTTTATTCCTATGATATCAAGTGGATTTCATTAAGTGCTTTCTTTGGTGCTGAAGCAGATGCAGAAGCTACCTTAACCTTTAGATGTAATAGGACTAAATTAGTAAATGGGACACCAACTACTACCGAGGCTATGACTCCTGGTTTAGGTGCTTTACCAAGTTGGTTATTAGTTAAGAGTTGGGGTAGTGGTAGTGTAACTTTGGTATCTAAAGAAAATACCTCTACAACTCAAAGGTCAGGTACTGTTACTCTAATAGCTTTGGATGAACCAGGAGCTTCAGGTATTGAAGACTCAATAACTGTTACTCAAGATTCGGCTAATGTTGAATGGGATTACCATTTCAGTATATATTCTCCTTCATCTAAGAGGTTGAATGTAGTAGCTAAACCCATAGACCCAGATACAATTGTTGTTAGTTCTTATAGAACCATGATAGTTAATGGCCTACAAACTTCAACTGTAGAATTTGTAGATGTAACCATTGACCCCATCGAAGAATCTTGGTTAGAAGTTACCAAAAACAGTAATGACCAAACTCAAGCTGAGTTATTCGTAACTTGCTTGGAGAATAAAGTATCCTCAATCAGAAGTGCTACTGTAACCATCAGACAAGTAGGTACAAGTAACCTAGACCAAGTAGATATCAACCAATCAGCTGCTACTGTATCCTATAATTATTATATTGGTTTTAACGGTAATCCCGATGTAGGAGGGTATTCTATGAATTGGGAGTATACCCAGTTTGGTTCTAGCCATGGTCAATCTATAGATTTAAAATGTTGGAGAAAACCAGTAATTAATGGTATAGAATCTGATACTGAGGAAGCTGCAGAATATGAGGCTATTTTTAGTGGAGTTGGTATAGATTCCTTTACAGTTACAAATACCCAGTTATCATATGACTCAACTATAACTACAGTAAGGGCATACCCTAAATCTACTAATGGTTCGGTATTTGATTTAAAAGGTACAGTACAATATAGGATAGCTGATTACCCAAGTAAGTCTGCTTATCTGTATCTTACTCATAAACCCGTAGCAACGGTAAAGAGACGGACCTTCCAATGGTATGACCAAGTTGAAAGTGTAACTATGAAGAATGTAAGTCATGATTCTAGTGCAGGTAGCATTTCTCCTATAACCATAATCTCTAAGTGTGAGTACTTACTCGCTAGCAATCAATCACAGATTGCCTATACAGAGTATATAAAACCAACAGTAGATGAAAATACTGCTTCTCCCGTAAGTTGGGGTAGGTTATTAGAGAATGGACAAACTGCTCAGAACTATTATGATTACGCTTATCTAGTAGACGAGAACAAAGAAGATTATGATAGGCAGGCTACCAAGACCTTTACTCAACCTGGTAATCCCTCAAATAAGAGGTTGTATCTGTATGTAACTCAAAAAAAAATAGATGATATATCTCTTAAAGCTTATTTGTATAACACTTATAATGCTAATAACAACATTCAAGTACGTATAAGTTGGCAAGGTAGTAGTAAAGAAGATGGTTCAGTTGGAGATAACCAAGTTATCTCCAAAGGCGGTTATCTAGGAGCTTATACAGGTTTGAATGAAGGTAACCTATATGTTCAATTTAAAGGAAAACCTGGAGCAGGTTTTAATTCATTAATGTATATAAGTTTACAGAATTTACATTTGGAATCTGGTAATGAGTACGAAGGTACCTTAGAGAAAACCCCTCTTACCATTGGCCCAAGTGGCGGTAGTTATAATATAGAGTGGGGTTCATTCTCTATGGATAATGATGCTTTTACTTGTAGGATAGTAGACTATGGTTTAAATACTGAAGGTGGGTTTATCTATTTTGTGGTAGAGAAAACTAATACAAATGTTCAAGTTTTAGAGGGAGCCCAGATAGGAAGTATACCCTTGCATTTAAAATCAAACGTTGAAGGCTTTGACGGTATGTTCGGTACTATTAACATTGACTTCTTCTACGGGATGCCATAAAAGTACGATACTATGTCATTATTAATGTATACGGTCATATACGAATAACTTTATATGTTTAACAACTTAAAACTCAAAAATTATGGGAGTAGAAGTTAAATCTGGTAGTGAGGGCGTAATCGTCGCTGACCGCGGTTGTAATGATGGTTGCTGTTGTGACCTCAAGAATGGCCAACAGGAAATCAAGTGTCTTATCGAGAACACTGCTAAAGACCAGGAAATTGCTCGTCTCAACTGAGTAGTAGATGCTCAGAGAGACCAGAACATTATCCAGTCAGTAGTTGCAGCTCTTAAGACTACATCCACAATCCCGGCTTAATAATGACCGTCGTCATTACGTAAGCCAGATTAGGAAGGAGTGCATCTTACATAGGTGTACTCCTTTTTCGTTTATACCCACCTAAAGATAAAACGATATGGAAAGTGAAGAGATTAAGAAAGAACCAACCAATGGAAATCAACTAAAAGATTTTACTATTCAACTTACATTGCCTGCTCCCAATGCAGAGATAGCAAAGGAAGTAGCAAATAAAGCACAGTCACTCATTGACCAATTTGGATACTATCAATTCTTAAACCTGGTAGACTTTATGCAAAGGAATCCAGGTGCAGTATCATTTGGTTTAAACTTAATTAATAAAAGATGAACATGGAAGATTTGATTTTTTCTAAATTGCAGAAAGGTGATACCATATACACTTTAGAGAGAGACAGACGTTCTGGGTATCCAATCTTTGATACCGCTAAAGTATTAAAAGTTGGTGAAAGTAAACCAAGAGCCACTGGCCCAGATGGAAGCTTTGCCGCAAATACAGAAATCTTTATTCAAGATTCTGTATCTGCTGTTACTATATACCTTCCCACAGATTTAGCAGAGGGTATTTATAATAATGTTTATTACACTACCGACTTACGCAATATCGTAAACGAAGTAAATATCCAAAGAACTAATGCCGTAAATATTCTCAATAACCGAGATAAATATGAGGCAATAGTTACTGAATGCGATAACATATATCATACCATTGAAGGTATGTTAACTCCTCAACAACAACCAGCTCCAGCTTATAAGCAAGAAGAATTTGAAGCTTTTAAAACTGAGGTAGCAGAGAAGTTATCCATGCAACAAGATATTCTTATGAAGATTGCCAGTGAGTTGGGATTAAATAAAAATAACAATGCCAAGCAAAAAGGTTAACATAAACCTCTCGAATAATCTATGTGATATTCAGATTTATGTAGACCCCGTTAAACAACGTCAGGCTGAGAGGTTGATTGCTAAAACTCCCAGTATTATGAAACTCGGTTATGAGTTAGGTACTAGGAAGTTTGGTAATCAACTTCTTCGTATAGTAAGACGTAGTTTAAATAATGGTCTACCTCCACCGGGTTCCAAAGTTTCTTGGCCTCCTCATGCTACTGCTACACTTAAGAAGTATGGAGCACATACCCTATTAAATCTTACTGGTCAATATGCAAGGTCAGTTACTATGGTAACTCAGAAAGACAGAACCTTTGTTGGTCTTCCTCCAGGATTAAGGAAGATAACATACTCTGGTAGAACTTCTCGGAAAACACTTAACCAAATTGCTATCATGTTGGAGTATGGTAGTAGAGATGGTAATCTTCCACCTCGTCCTTTATGGAAACCTGCTTTCGAGGCAGCAGGTGGAAATGTAGTTTTAGAGAAAGAGATACGAAATCAATTAAGAAAAGAACTTAGAAAATATACAAAGTAATGGCAGATTTTGAAGCAGATAAAACATCTGGTACTGGTCCTGCACTCGTAATGGTACATCCGTTAAAAGTGAATGATACAGAAGCAGATAAAAAAGCCATCCTTACCATTACAGTTAATGGAGTACCTAAGACTGTAAATCTTATTCAAAAGAAAGGCAGCCTTAACTACGAATACAAATTAGAAGTAGATAAGGAAGCCATAAACATATTGGGTAAGGGTGGCTCTGATACTTTGGCAATCACTTCTCAACGTAGGGAAATGATTAATGGTACACCCCAAGGAGATTGGGAAAATGTAGAAGTTACAGCAGAATTCCTAGAGGAACCTCCATTTACTGCTGGACTAAGATTTACTGATAATGAAGAAAAGACTCTAGAGGTATCCATTACTTCTAAGAATACTACTGAACAAGCTATCAGTGGAATTCTAACTATCAAGCAAGTTGGTGGTCTAACTAAAACTGTAACTGTAACTCAAGCCGCTGGAGAAGTAACTTATTCTTACCGAATAGACCCATCAGATACTACTTTAAGTGTACCCAAAGACCAAATTACAAATCCTTGGGAGGGTTCAGTTGGGGCTACCTTTACAGGATATAGAGCTAAACTGATAGAGGGAACTAAAGTATCAGAAGAGGTATTACCTTTTAAAATACCCTCTATTGGAGAAACTAAAGTAATCGATAATGGAGGTATAGCTGTTTCTTATTGGTTTACTGATTATGGTAGTATAGCTAATAATTATCAAGCAAGTTTTAGTGCAACCAGTCATATGAGGAAGAGTGCTGGGATATACTTTCAAGCTTTTTCGGCAAGTTGGGAATGCCAATTTAATGATGGTGGTACTTATCAAATCAATACTTTACTAATGTTACAACTAGTTTGATATCATGGTAAATACAGAAGAAATCGTAGAAAGAACCTTTTATATCTGTCTATTACAAACGGCACTTAAAAAAGGTTTAACTCTTAACCCAGAAGACTACCTACCCTTATCACAGGAGAACGAGAAAAGATTTCAGGCAGATAAGGATGCTATGCCTAAATTCATTCCCATATTTGGTATCGGTAATAATCAGGTTAAGGGTGCAAAGACATGCCCTAGAATTACCATTGAATTGCAAGGGTTCTATAATGGTGATATAGGTGTTAACAAATATATCATTGGTGATAAGCTAGAGGGTGGGAATTACCAAGCATCTGAATTTCCCTATGAAACGAAAGATATAACTCTAGACATTCACCTGGTATCTAATACTCAAGCCGATATGAGGTTACTTCATAATATTATGTATGAAGCATTACCTTCTCGAGGATACGTAAGACCTTATTATAATAACTTAGAAGAATGGGAAGATGGTCGGATAGCACCAACAGGAAACCTATTTATCGAAATAGGTAATTACTATGACCACCCAGATGAGAGTCATGGTCTACTTGAAAAAGTATATCAGTATACTTGTAAGGATGGTATATTACCTGAGAAGCTTGCTGAAGAGGGTGAACTTGTACCAATTCAAGATATCTCAGTATTGATTGGACTAACCGAAAAGCAAGAATCTAATTTACTTAATCTTAACGTAAAATAGCTCAATACTAGAGGGTATTAAATAAATGAGTAATTAACTTAATTAGTATAAATATGCCTAATTCACCATCTGTAAATTTCGAGTTTAAGAACAACAATGTTCTTCAAACTACTCCTATGTTAGGAGTTTCATGTGTATTGGCTAGAACTACTAAAGGTCCTTACGATGACCCGTCAGAACTCATCCAATCTTTTTCTCAATTCCAAAGAGTTTTTGGTTCTGAGATAGTACCAGATGGTTCTGTATCAAACATTGAAAAGGCTTTCAATGGTGGTTCTAAGCTTCGTGTTATTCGTGTACTTGGTAAAGGTGCAACTAAAGGTGTAGTATCTGCTGCAGCAAGAGCTAAAGCTGCATCTGCTCCTAAAGCTGCTGAAGACGGTTCTCCAGTAGTAGCATCTGCAACTCCAGAGGAACCAACTGCTTCTACTCTTTTTAAGTTCGCTTCTGGTTCAGTTGCTGTTGGCTTTGGTTTGGTAACCAAAGGTTATGGAGACCCAGTTGGTAGTGCTGAAACATTCTCTATGAATATTTACAAACAGGCTAACACCGTTTACTACCAAGTAATCAGTGCTAACGGTCAGGTACTTGAACAAGGTCCTGTAGTAACTTACAAAACTGCAGATGATAACAATGATACTTCTGTAGACTACCTTGCTCTAAGTGCATTTGCAAAGAACTCAGAATATATCGTTCCGGTATTAACTGAAAAGACAGAGAATATAAAATCTTGGAACAACTTCATCAAATGGTTAACCGATGATGTAGATGGAACAAGAAACCCAATTGATATCAAACTCAATGGTGCTGCTATCACTGCTGATGGAGTAAAATTGAATGGTACAATTGGTAGTGCTGGTAGTGCTCCTACTGCAGACGAATGGATTGCTTCTTTGGAATTCGTTAAGGATTACGTAGATGTATACCAAATCTTCTGTTCACATATTGACCAACACCTTGAAGCTTCTGCCGATGTACTTAAAGTACACAAGGCTGCTGTAGATATGGTTAAGGAACTGCAAGAATATACCTACTACATTGAAGTACCAAAATATACTACTCATTATACTCAGGGTGACCAACCAAGAGATTTGAAATCAATAATCACTTGGATTCAAACTTGCCTTGGTACTGTAGGTAACAGTAAATATGTTGCTTACTTCGGTGGTGGTATTAAATACTACAATGCCGATGGTAACTTGGTAGACTCCGATGTTCTTGGTACCATTGCAGGATTAGGAGATGCTTCTGCTTCTCAGTTTGGACCTTGGAAATCATTTGCTGGTATGAATCGGGGCATTATCTATGATGGTAATGGTCCAGTATGCCCAAATTATGGTTCTCCTTCAAGAACTAAGGAACTCAATGAGTTAGCACAGAATTATGCAAATATAATCTGTATCAAAGATGTTCCTAACCAAGGTAAACAAACTTTGCTGTGGCATTGTTTCTCTTCTCAGGTAAAACAGGATTCAGAAAGATTCCTTGCAATTGTAAGATTGAATCTGTATCTCAAAAAGAATCTTAGACCTATTCTAGAAAAGTATTTGGAAGAACCAAATATCTGGAACACTTGGAATAAGATTTATCTAGAAGTTAAACCAATGCTGGATAACTTGGTAGATGAAGATGCCATGTCTGAATACACCTGGATGGGTGACCAAGACGCTAACTCGTACAATGACTTATCGGTTAACAATGAAGCCGATGTTCGTCAAGGTAAATACAAAGCAATCCTGAAATTCAAGGATATCGTTCCGATGCAAGAAATCACTATGGGCATCTATATTGACCAGGCATCCAAGTCCGTATCTGTTCAGGACGTTAACGAATAAAATTAAGAAAACATGGGAGCAAAAGTAAAGAATCCAAGAAAGAAATTCCTTTGGAGTATCACATTCCCTAAGCACCCAATCAATACTTATCTGTTCCAAACTTGTACTTTGCCAGATGTAGAGATTGACCAGGTTGCTCATGGAGACGTTAACCGGGACGTTAAAACTGCCGGTAGAGTTACTGTAGGTAACTTAGTAGTAGGTAAACTTTTAACTACTGCAGGTTCAGATACATGGCTTCATGATTGGCTTTATTCATGCCAAGATATGATT